CCGCTTCCGCTCTTGCTTTTTCTGCTTCTTTGAGTTCGTTCAATCTCTTGTTGAGTTCTTCGAGGGCTTTTCTCTGTTCCTTGATTGTTTCCTCGTATTCCTTTTTCGTGTCCTCAAACAAGGCATTAGCCTTTTCGGTTGCGTTCTTTTCCATGTTCTCCGTCATTTCCTTGATCTTCGCTTCCACTTCTTCCATGGTTAAAACTTTCTTTTCGGGTGCTTTTGTACCTGCCATATCGTTGTCACTCTCCTTTAGTTGTTTTACCTGCTGCACTAATGCTTCCGCATTGGCAGGGATTGTAACTGCGCTTATTTCCAATAATTCGGATTTTTTAAATGTCAATCCGCCGTAATCGTTTTTTTCGTAGTCCTTTGAGCTAAATCGTACTGAAAAAGCCCTCAGTATGCCGTCTTTGTATAGTTCATAGACTTTATCTGCAAAGTCGTGAATACCGGGCTTGGGAAATCTCGCTTTGAAAACTAATTTTTCGCCGTCTTGTTTGATGTCTGTAACCGTTGCTACCGGCAAATCTCTTGAGTCATGCCCGTAAAGCATGACAGGGTTTTTCTTGAAGTTTTTTAAGTTCCAACCGTCGCTCGGTAAAACGTCGTGATCTCTGTCCGGATTTGATGTCGATGCGATAGCTGTAAGCGTTCTTTCGTCTGTGTCTGCTTTTATTTCAGCGGTCAAGCTCTTTTTAAGTGTCAATAGTTCCATGTTTCACCTCCAATAAAAAAACAGCCCCTCAGGCTGCTCAGTTTTGATTCTGCTGCGTTATTATTTTGTTGATGACTATTCCATCACCGGAATTAAGGTACACCGGCAATTGATAATATTTCCCGGACTCCCGGAAGGGTCGCCGGGGTACATTAGTCTATCCCCGCCTACATTGAACGGTTCCTCTGTCTTGACAATTTGCCCGCTTGCTGCTGCGTGTGCCGGCCTTGTTCGCTCGTCAAAGGCTGCCAACCATTTTTTCTTTTGTATGCCGTTGTCTTTGAATGTTAAGTTTGTACTCTCGCTGATCGCTGAAAAAACTTCCGTTCTGGCTATTGTTTCCGCCCGTTGCCGTTTTGTCAGGCTCATGACGTTGTTAATGTTGTTTCTCAATTCCCGTTCGTTGAGGCCACCTTCCACCATGAGATCCACAAGAACCCGCCTCAAATCGTTGTAAGTCGTTTCGTTGATCTGCATTGCGAAGCGTTGTCCTCTTCTCATGAGCATCCGTTCAATGTTCTCGTCAAACTGCGTGAAGTTGATTGCAATGCCGTAAGCGCCGGCAAGGGCTTGTCCTACCATCTTCAACGGGTCTTTCATCCTCTCTTGTAGTTCCTCTTCCCATATTGCCTGTTCAGCTCCCTGCAATAAGAATGCAGCTATGAAGTCGGCAAAGTTGTTTGCCTCGAAAAATGACATTTTCTGTAATGTCAGTCTTTGTGCCCGTCTAATCATTTCCCGTCTTTGCTGTTCAAATCTTGCCGTGATCCAACCCTTGAAGTCTTTGACTTCTTCGTCTCCGATACTTCGTATATCTGTTTGATAACTCTTTGATTTCTCTAACTGTTTGGGGGATTCAGTCTTTTTTTTTAAGGGTTCGTAGCCTAAGCTTTCTCTTACCTCGTCAACGGTTAATACACCCTGTGTCAAATAAATGTTGTTGATGTTCGCTGAGGTTTCTTCATCTTTCGGGATTACACTCTCAAACTCAAAGCGTAGATTATCCTCAAAGGCGGTTGTAAAATACTTGTTCAAGGCTCCTTGTATCATTCTTAATTTAGGTGTTAGTGTTTCCTTCGCAAAGCTGTAATCATGAATATAGGCCGTTGCTCTGTTTGAGTTCTCATTCAAGCCCAACTTTGACAAAGGCACGCCAAAAACCGCTGCGATCTCTTCTCTTGAAAACTTTCTCAATTCAAGAAATTCCATGTCTTTTTGTGAGAGCTGGATGTTTTTGAATTTCATGCCGGAATCAAGAACGATTGTCTTGTGTGCGTTGTTCACGCCCTTGTAGAAGGCCTCCACCTGTTTCTTATAGACTAAGAATTGTTCTTTGCTTAATTTTGAATCTATTTCCAAGGCTGATGCCGGTGCGGCTGAGTTTTTGAAAAAGGTTCGGTTCCACCGCGAGGCGTCCAAATCCGAATCGGCTGCAATGCCGGCTGCATGAAGAGGCGCAACCCCACGCCAAGGGTTAGAAGGGTCTGTGTACTTGAAGAACACAACGTCCTCAAACAACAACTCCTGTCTGTTCGATTGCAGGTTATATTCCCAATGATCCGGGATGCCGTTTTCCATCATCAGTTCCATTTGCGATGAGTTCAGAGGGAACAAAGCTACCGGCTTTCCTGATTCGTTTCGCATGATGAGCCAATGGGCTTCGCCGATTAACTCTAATGACTGTACCGTCATGTTCATGAACTCGTAGCGTGTCATGAATTGATTCGGTTTCTCAAAGAGCCACATGGCCCGGTGATCTTGAATCTCCCTGTCACCTCGATAGAGCCACCACGTTGAGCCGGCTATTGAGTTTGAAATCTTTTGCACGCAAGCATATACCCAAGAGCCTTTCCGGTACAATTCGAGATAGTCGAACTTTTCCGGGTACTGTCTGCTTGTAAATACATCCGCCCCATTAAAGGGCAACGGTTCACCGGTATAGTTTTTGAATAATTGCATTATCCTGTTGAATACATTCATTGTTCACCTCCTCTGAAAGGCTTCCGATTCGTCAAGCACGGGTGTGCGTTGAGTTCTATTTGTAATTGTTTAATCTCGTCATAGGCTTCCGCTAAGAAGTCTTTCAGGTGCATATTTTCATCCTGTAAAATCATGTTCTGCTGTTCAAGCTCGTTAATCTTTTTCCATTGCGCCTGTTCTGTTTCTTCAAGCCGGCTGATTGCATTGCTTAATATTTCGTCAAGTTGAATCATTCAATCGCCTCGTTATTTAAACCACCCAAATATTTTAACAGCACTTTGTAATCCTCTTCGGGGATTTCTTGGTAGTTGAACCATACACAAGGATATGGATCATCGTTACTTATTCTGTTAATCCAGCCGTCCTCAAAAACGGAAAGTTTATTTTGGTCAGGGATATAAAACCAGTCTAAGTCGTCAATTTTATTTAGTTTTTTGTAAACCAATTCCGGGCTAATTTTTTTGGTTTTAAATACAGTTTTGCCTTTATAGCCGTCTTCCCAATCTCCGCCAGTAACATTTATTATATAAAATTTCACTCAATCGCCTCCCGGAACAATTTCATACGATTTCGTACATCCTTTGTAATGCATCTTGAGGTGTATGTCCATCAAAAGGATATTTTGCTTTTTCTGTTACAGTAACATGAAATAAATTCCAATCTTTCAATTTGTAATGATTCGATATTTGTCCAGTAGGCAAAATTGCAACAACAATAAAATGTTCACCGTCAAAACAAGGTTCACCATCATTGTGTTTTTTCGATTTGTGAACATCGTATTTTCCTTGTCTCGCCCATTCATTGAGCAATAAGGCGTTATAGACTTTTCTGTACTCATATAATTCTCCAAACGTATGCCACCCGTCTGAAACTCCTTTTTTGCTTTTTAATTTTTTTATCTCTAAGTTAATTTGTTCAGTATTCATCTTATTCCCTCCTTAAACCACTCAATGCCGTCAAACTTGTATTTTGTATATAGCTCTGAATGCCCGGCTTTTATGAGTTCAACGTTCCAACATATGAGCTGCCCGTTGTCTGCCTCTAACCAAACATAAGCCAAGAGCCGGCCGAAAAAGTCCCGCTTGTCTGCGTCATATGTCAGTATGATTTGTTTGCCGGTTAATTGTTTCGTGAAGTATGAAGCTTCGAGGGCTCCGGGCTGCACTTCAACGCCCGGTTTGACACTTTCTGCTGTGTCCACGCCAAGCAGGCGCACATATTCTTTTTGCCCGTTGAGCATGACAACTAATGTGTCCCCGTCCACGCAACGCAGAACTTCGCAGACGTTAAAAGAAAAGGCGGTTACCGTTAATAGCAGCACCGCTGTTATAATTATTCTATTCATGATTTCTCCTTATTTGTATATGTCAGCACGCTTGACGGAAGCGTATGCTCCTGTTTGTTTGCTGTGCGTGTAGAGGCAATACCTAAGCGCATCCATTAAATGATCTCTAAACTTGACGGGCTCGTCTAACACGTTGCCGTTTCTGTCCTCTTTCCATTTGTATGTTCTAATCTCTGAGATTGTATCTACACATTTAGGGTGTATAAATATCTTTTGCCTCTTAACATAGTCAATGCCATCTTTCACGCTCTTATCAGCCGGGAATATACTATAACCGGCTCTTGAAATTTCTTCAATCCTCTGTGGCTCTGCTGAATCGCCATACTCGTTATCGCTTCTGTTGTCTATAATAGTTGGTAATTTCTCAATTAA